CTTCCGATCTAATTAAGTATGCACTAAATTAATTCCGCTAACGGGTTATCATAAGAAAATGAGAAAAGAACTTTATCGGCTGCTTTGCAGCGAACTGAAGGCCATTGACCTTATCAAGCACATAGACTTGTGGAACCACAATGTGGAGTTCATCGAGCAGGAAGAGAACTGGGAGCGTCCGGCTGTCTTTGTGGAATTCTGCCCTATACAGTGGAATGCGATTGTTCCCGGTGTGGAATACCGGGCAGAACCTTTAATCAAGCTGCACATCGTGACAGACTGGGAAGGTTCGAGTGCTGATGGAAGCGAGCTGCAGGAAGATGCGCTGAAGGTGTTTGACCTGCCCGGGCTGATTCATGCCAGACTTGCCGGCTTGAGTGGGGAAACCTTTCTGGAGCTGGATTTGGTGGAGAGTGATACCAATCACAACCATGAGGATATTGTGGAAAGTATTGAGGTGTATCAGTGTGTGGCCATCAAGCGGATGCAATAGTCGTCATTATTAGAAACGAAAAGCCGTGGACGTATAAATTACCGTCTGCGGCTTTTCTGTTCAATACAGGCAAAGTAAACGCCATCAGGCGGCCTCTTTCTTGTAAAGCATCATATCCGTGTAAGAAGAGCTGTAATTCATGTGAGCATTGAATTCCACCTTTGTGCAGTTTTCAAAAGGATTACCCAAATCCCTATTTCTACCTATCCATTCGCACAACTCCAGAATTGAAGATTTGTTGGAAGTGAAATATACGTATGAATGTCCCTTCAGTACATTCAGCACATCCAGGTAGTCGGCCATATTCCAGTACATGTTATAGGTTCCTACGTCAGTGGACAGATAGGGCGGATCAACAAGAAATACTACCCCAGGAATATCTTTATACCGGTTGAACACTTCCTTGTAATCGCAGGATACGATTTCCAACCCTTCAAGATAGTCCGTACATTCCGGGTAGCTGGTCTTACGTATGTTGTTGTATAAAGCTTCCTTCCGCATATCCTGAACAGACAGTTTGTATTTCATGGAAAACAAGATAGAGGAGGAGAGGGTAATGAAATCCACATATCCGGTGGTATTCTCTTCCTGCTCGATGCGGCTGAATATTCGTTCACGCAGTTCTCCTTTAATGATTTTATGACGTGGTACGGAATTCCCTACCATTTCGCGAATGTCAGCAAGCAGCTGATTCGTTTGCGGAATGTGCTTCATGCGGAAGCGGTAGTTATCAAAGTCATTATAGATAACAGTAGAGTGGGGCTTGAGGGATTTGGTAATGTGAGACAACAATCCGGAGCCACCGAACAGGTCAACAAACAATGTCCCATCCGGATATTGCTCCAGCACTTTCATGAATTCCTTGGCGAACATACGCTTTTGCCCGACAAATGGGAGAGGGGCTGACAGATACATCTTTCTCATACGTTCAATTCAAATTTTACATTTTCATTGCCGGCAAGCAGCTGCTCTGTTTTGTCGATGTTGTTTTCGTAAATATGCACGTTCCCCAGATTCAGGGTGATGGATTTTAGCGGCAACTCAATCTGCCTTGATATTAGGTACAAATGATAAATATCTGCCGGCAGTCCTAAATTCGCATCACTGCTTCGCTGATAGGCGGTCATGACCAGTTCTCCTTGCTCTATCTGGAACTGAACAAGACTAAGGCATGGAGCCTGGTTACTTTCCGTTCCAGTAGATCCGAGAAACAATATATAGTTCTTGCTGTTCCTTTTTTCCCTGTTTATGCGTTCGATGAGTGGCGGCAGTTTTTCAAAATAAGTTGGGTAGCTGTTCACAAGGATAGAGCCGCAGTAGTCCCACCAGTTGATGCCGACTTCCCTGTATTTTTCCACGTTGCGCTCCCCTCTCATAAACAGTTGTAACTCGTTTTTTAACTTCTTCCGCGCTATGGTATGCCCCTCGAATATATCAAGAAGGTCGGCAGGGAGCAGCGTCAGCTGTTCATTCAGTAGGTAGCGGATATTCCCTTTTTTATTGCTTTGCATCTTTCCGGACGAAAGCACCTTGCCTAAGATTTGATAATACTTGTTCATGATATGAATGTTATTTATTGCGATACAAAGGTAGGGTAGGGAAGTTTGCCTTTAGTGGGAGGAAGTCCTGATTACACTGCACACAAATTGCAGTCGGTTTTAAAACGCCTGATCAGGTCATATACCTTTCGTTCACTGATGCCATATCGTAGGGAAAGCGTTGCTACGATATAAGACACTTTTTCACCATTGGTATGCAACTTGTTATATTCATTATATAGTTCTATATATTGCACATCATCGGGTCGTATGCCCATGTAATGGCATGTTTTTAAAAGCTCCCTGTTCAATTTTAGTATCTCAATTACTTTCATATCCAGTTAAATTTTGTACATTTGCACTGTCTCACTTATCATTGCGCAGAATAGCGCTTACATAAAAAAGCCTCTTACCGGCGAACGAGGGTATCTGCCCCCGGTCGTGCCGGTAAGAGGTGCTTTATGTTTAAATGGTAAGTGAGACGACTATTTAACAGGCCGGGGGCTTTTTTTATCCCTCCCCGAAGGGATTGTCAATCATTCAATCCGATACAAATCCAAGTTGAATACATCTTTCCTTTTCCATCCTTCAGCCAGTGTGTTTTGGATGTGTCTGACCGCTTGAATGTAGAAGTCCTTCAGTTCATCCAACTTTTCAAAGGTATGGTATTCGGGTTGTTCATCCGAACCAAACTTAAACGTCACTGGCAGGGTTTCTCCGCCTGTCTGTACGGCCAAATCGTATGCTGTCTTATAGTTGTATTGATTTTCCGTAGAAAGCCATACAGGGACACCATTATAGGCGAATCCGGACAGGATAGCTGCATCAGTCTGGCTGTTATACCAGGACATAACCAATGTGCGGATTTCTTCATCAGTGGGCTTATGGCTGAACTCTTCTTCCATGTAGGAGGCAGAGCCGTCCTTTTTCTCCTGCACATCCCAGCGGATGCGCCATTTGTCTTTAACCGGGTTCGTGCATTCCATCAGCGACACACCGGCACTTCCTTCAACTCTTCTCATGTAAACACGTATTTGGTTCTACCTTTGCCGAAGGTCTCTGTCTTGATGGTCGTTTCAAACGGAAAACCATCCGGCATTTCTTTCACTTGTGCGAGAATATTCTTCATTTCCTCGCTGTTGGTGAAGAATTTCTTTGCCTCGCCGTTCACTTCGATGGCCACAATACAGCGGTCTTCTCCCTGCTCGGTCTTGATACCGGTCTCGAAGTCCTTCACTACAATCGGTAAGTTTACCAGTTCCCGGATACTTACCACCACTCCGGGAAATCGCTTCTTGCCGTCCTCCGGCTTGTAAGCGACATTCAAGTCTTTAAAACTTCTCATTTCTTTGCCTGTTAATTTTTTAAACAACTTATTACAGTCGGCGTGTTTCGTCATGCCGTAGAAACTGGCAATCAGTTCCCGCCGTCTTTTTCTCGATTTTACCTCGTGCATCTTCCGGGCAAACTTCTGCTTGATACGTTTCCGCAATCTCACATAGTCAGGACGGATAACATAGCCAAGGAAATCAATGCCTTCTTCTACAGGAAACACCCGTTCATTCGGCTTGATTTCCAAGTCTATTTTCTCCATTTGCCCGTGAATAGCATCACGAATCTTCCACAATTCCGCTTTCGTTTTACCGAGTACCAGTCCGTCATCGCAATAGCGATAGTAATAACGGACCCCGTACTTATCCTTCAGATAGTGATCTAAAAATACAGACAGAAGCAGGTTGCCTGCTCCCTGTGAACTGCGCAGTCCGAAGCTGATACCCTCAGGCAGCAGTGTCACGAACCGCTCCAGCAGCACCAACAGCCTTTTGTCCTTGAATATCCTGCGGAAGCACCACATCACAAAATCCTGCCGCACATTGTCGTAGAACCTGCGGATGTCAAATTTGTAGGCATACATCGTGCTTTCCGGGTCTTTTTGCAAATCGGTACGTATGCAGTTCATCAGATCATGAGTGCCACGTCGTTTAATGCTGGCCCCGGTAGTCCGGATATAGCGTTTCTGCAGGTGACGATCCACCACGTTCATTACGGCATATACTGCGATGCGGTCATACATGGATAAAATCTGCAGGATGCGACTTTTGCCATACTCTTTGATTTCCGTCTCATGGTATCCACCAAGTTGAAACGAACCGTTTTCAATGGCAGCAGTAAGTTTGGATATAACTTCCTCCCTATGGGCAAGCAGATACCGTCCCTGCGTTGACCTTTTACGATCCGTTCCGCGCAGTACGGCATCGAATGCCTCCGACATATTGGAGTATTCGATGATTTCCTCTATGATGTATCCTTCCCTGCGCATACGGTTCTGCTGTTGGTTAGTAAAAACAGAAGATAAGGGCCTTCCTTTCCCCGGGTCTGACTTCTTCGAACTGATAACAGCCTACCAAACTCCACCCGACGCGTGATTTTTCAGCTTTCCACCCTAATGGGTGCTGTTGCTGTGGCTTGCTTCCCTCGGCACCGCTTCGGGGACACGTCCCCGGTGCTGTACGCCGATTAATTAGATTTCCAGACGCGAGCCGATATTCGCATTCGTATTCGAAGCATCGTTATTCGCATTCGCATTCGACACACCGCCATTCGCGTTCGCATTGTTGTACCCGCGATAGACCACACGGACTATCGGGAAGCTCCACCGG